ATGCTCACCGTTAAGCAGATTGAAGCAGCAAAGCCGAAAGAAAAACCATACCGCCTACTCGATGGTAATGGCCTGTACCTTTATGTCCCTGTATCAGGGAAAAAGGTATGGCAGCTTCGCTACAAGATTGACGGTAAGGAGAAAATCCTGACTGTCGGAAAATATCCGCTTATGACTTTGCAGGAAGCAAGGGATAAGGCATGGACTGCGAGGAAAGACATCTCGGTTGGCATCGATCCGGTAAAGGCGAAAAAGGCTTCGTCTAACAACAATTCATTTAGTGCGATTTACAAGGAATGGTACGAGCACAAGAAGCAAGTCTGGTCAGTAGGCTATGCAACTGAACTTGCCAAAATGTTTGATGACGACATTTTACCCATCATCGGCGGTCTTGAGATTCAGGATATTGAGCCGATGCAACTGCTGGAAGTAATCCGCAGATTTGAAGATCGCGGTGCAATGGAGCGAGCCAACAAAGCCCGCAGAAGATGCGGCGAGGTTTTTCGTTACGCTATTGTCACCGGAAGGGCTAAATATAACCCGGCACCTGACCTTGCAGACGCCATGAAAGGATACCGCAAGAAGAACTTCCCGTTCCTTCCAGCAGACCAGATGCCTGCATTCAACAAAGCACTGGCAACATTTTCAGGAAGTATCGTATCGCTCATTGCGACAAAAGTTTTACGTTATACAGCCCTAAGAACGAAAGAGCTTCGTTCCATGCTATGGAAGAACGTCGATTTTGAAAACAGGATTATCACCATCGACGCCAGTGTGATGAAGGGACGCAAAATTCATGTGGTCCCGATGTCAGACCAGGTGGTTGAACTTCTCACTACGCTAAGCTCAATCACCAAACCAGTCTCAGAGTTTGTTTTTGCCGGGCGCAACGATAAGAAGAAGCCAATCTGCGAGAACGCGGTATTGCTTGTGATCAAACAAATCGGCTATGAAGGTCTGGAAAGCGGTCACGGATTCAGGCATGAATTCAGCACGATTATGAACGAGCACGAATGGCCTGCTGACGCTATTGAAGTGCAGCTGGCACATGCCAACGGTGGATCTGTGCGCGGTATTTACAACCATGCTCAGTATCTCGATAAGCGCAGAGAAATGATGCAGTGGTGGGCGGATTGGCTTGATGAAAAGGAGGGGTAGTGCCACCTACATCACTGCATGCATACACAGTAGTCTTAAGGCGCATTCAGATCAACTGTCATTTACTATGATTAACCTTAATCTTGCAAAATGTTGAGGTTTTTCTTAATCTTTACACCTATTCACATTTCTGGCGAGCATAGAATGATAAGCAGCAAGGAAGATTACAAGTCATACCTTCTCCTTGACGAAAAGGCTATGAGGCTTCAGGGGTCAAGGTTAAAAAATATAATATTCAACGATATATGGAGATTCCTTAGATTGCTAAGGAGGTTGGAGTATCTTACTAATTGCAAAGGAAATAAAGTTTTAATTCTGATTACAAGACTTAGGTTACGCAAAATTCAAATGAAACTTGGATTTTCAATACCTATCAATACCTTTGGTCCAGGGTTATCAATACCACATTATGGTAACATAGTTGTTAACGCAGGAGCCAGGATAGGTGCAAATTGCCGAATTCATGTAGGTACGAATATTGGCACATCAGCTGGAGCAGGACTTGAATCCCCTGTAATTGGTGATAATTGCTACATTGGTCCTGGAGCAAAAATTTACGGAAAGATAGTTATAGGTGACAATTGTGCAATAGGCGCGAATGCAGTCGTTAACAAAGATTTTAAAGATGGAAATTGCACTATTGCTGGCGTCCCTGCCAAGATAACATCATATAAAACATCAAAAGGTTATATATAATTATCGATAGAAAACAGTTTTCAGTCCTGTGTTAGTCCCAACAGAGGTAATCCCTCTGTAAAGGCCGACATTACTGTTGGTTGTGCTATCAACCCTAACGATTCCATCAATGTTATTTATAAGTGAATTTGTGGTTTGTACAGCGTTGACAGCATAAGATTTACTTTGTGCTGATATATTTGATGCAACTAAAGTACCAGTTGTCATTGATACACCAACGCTTGACGAACCACTCTCAAAAACTGAATTTTTAACAATAGCTTTTGCAACCCCACCAGAAATGTTTATATCTGCTCCGTTAAATGCCTGACTGATTCTCTTGACGTCTGACACGCTGATCAGAGATATACGTCCACCTGATAATATATCAAAGAAGAATGAAGACCTTGTGGGATTTGAACTTGATACTGAAATATCACTTAAGTAAACATTACCAATATTAAATCCGTATCTGATTTCTAACAAAATCGCCCCGTCATAACCTTGCCCATATATGCCATTAATATTTACATACGGTGTTGTGTTATTAACTGCCCGAATTGCGACTATGTATCTTGATCCTTCAGAGTGAATGTTATTCGCGTTTACCTGCCCGGAAGTTATCTGTAGACCTGCGCTTAGCTCATAGGTTGCTGTCGTCTTAAGATAAACATCACTGATAGTATTGAACCCATCAGATGAATCAACACCATTGCCAATCCTTCCTCGCCCACTAACACCACGAACAACACAGGAACTACCATAAACACTAACACAACTATACATAGGGTTAGTTGCTGAGGCGTCATCACAAACCGCAAATACATTTGTTACTGTAACATCATTGGCCTGAACTTTGACTGCTCGCTTAAGTGCATTGTAAGTATAAACGCCATCAACCTTTATTTTCTTCCCGCTGAGCATATTTGATGATGAGTTGTAAATCTGAATAACAACACCATCAGCATCTTCCCAAGGGTTTAGCTTGTAAATCCTTACGTTACTTATAACTCCACTTGATACCTCATCATCATTTGATGGTACTGGATCAAGTGCCGTTCCTACAAGAATCCCTCGACATGGCCCAATTACATCAACCTGAATACCATTTCCAATGGTGGTAATATTATGTATTGATATGTTATCAACGACAAAATTCAATACAGAATTTGCATCTATGAAAATACCATAAGTTAGTTGAGAACCATTACTATCAAAAACATCAACATTCTTAACTACTGGATTAACAGCCCCTGTTTTGATATGAACAGGCCTTCTAATTGCCATCATATTGCAGTTAACTTTAATATTGTTAAGCATGCATGAGTTTACTGTTATAAATGATCCTTCATCTCCGATAGCAACAATTTCACCATTAATCAAATCTTTCGTAATATTAATGGTGCTGGCTTTAACTGTAGTTCCGTTAAGGTCCACATTCAATCCGTGCGCCATAATAGATTCAATTGAATATTTCGCATCAGCACTCGTATCGATATACTGAGATGGCCAAACCAGTGTGTTATGAGGTGAAGAGTATTTATAAGATAGGCCATTCCTTGTTAAATATAACTGTGATGCTGATACCGAAAACCCATCGGCAAGACCTGTAATTCCCGGAGCATATTCGTAAATCTCACCTGAGGATGTGGTGATTTTAAAACCAACATTTGGATCTGAATCCATGGCACCATGTAATGCCCCATTTACTAAATTAACCCCACCAACACCATCTAACTCCTGTCTTAGTTGGTCAGGGTCATACTTCAGCACATTAGGAAAATAGAACTGCTGCGCACCATACGCATCATATACAGCCATAGAATGGCCTTGCACAGTTACGAACTTGGCAATCTGCCCGTTATATACCGGGTAACCAGCAGCGTTAATGATGATTGGTTGCGAAACAGGAATGTGAGAACCGTCTTCGTTTTCCACATAAACCTGAATCTGGTTTTCAGGATTTACCGGATCAGTGTCAATTTTACCGATATAAATTTTGCCATTGGCAACCGCTTTAAAAGAACGCGCCATAGTGAAGAGTTGCGAAGGCATGCTTACCACAACATTTGCGGTGATATCTGACATTTCATTGCTCCAGACGAATGATATGATGCAACCATGATGTGATTGCATACAGAAATGGTACTATTGAGTATTTATCCAGTAGGTTACGATGCCATTCCACCCAACTGGTGAGGCATCAAGGATGTACAGCAAATACGACGAGGCGCAGTTTCACTTGAGACTTCCGCATGAACTCCACGCGAAAATTAAGCAGCGTGCGAAGATGAATAACAGATCGCTGAACTCAGAGATAATTGCAGCGATTGAAGAATCATTGGATAAACAAAACTCTGCATCTGTTTACATTGACGATGCAGAGCGTATGGCAGAACAACAATCTGAGATGGTTAAGAAAATTGTCTTTGATACGCTTAAGACCATGTATAGCAATAATAAAAAGGAAACATAGAAATCTAGTTTCCGGCTAAAATGGCATTTCCTTCATGATATCCTGTGAAAAACTAAGGAGAGTTAGCCATATGAAAAAATCACTGTTAATTATCCCGCTTCTGCTGGTTGGATGCGCAAAAGTAAGTGACTATCAAGCAAGTTGCGAACAACGCTATCAAAAGCTTAGCGATATGGCTAATTGCCTTGATACCAGTGTGAAGAACGACTCACGCATGGCATCAGCACCAACACCTAAGCTGTATGTCCTTGCTGCAAAGATGCTCGGGCAAGGTGTCGATGAAGGCAAGATAAGTGACGCACAGGCAAGACTTGAGCTTCAGAATCTTTATGTTCAATTACAAAGCCAAGAACAAGCCCAACAAATAGCACAAAGCCAAGCATTCCAGCAGGCTTTATTGAATTATCAGGCTGTAAACACAATGCAAGCGATCGAGCAAAAAGCGCGCCAGCCTGTTATAACTCAACCTTACCCAACACGCGTTGACACATATACAAACTGCAATTCAGGATTTGGAAACACGGTAACATGCAACAGTAGCAGTAACATCAGATAACAATCAGCAAAGGTATCGCCTATGCAGAGGGATACGATAAACCTCGCGTTCTACATATTTGGTTTTTGCACGTTCCTGGTGTTTGAAAGGCTATTCTGACAACGAATCAGACTTCGCACCCTGCGTCAGTGCATTAATCGCTTTTTGCGCTTGCTGCATGGCTTTCTCAAACGCTGTCGATCCGCGTGGGGTGTTTGCCATTCGGAGCATTGCATTTCTGAATGGCTCGCTCTCATAGGCGCGAGTAAGAAGTCCGTAGCTTACTGCTGCGCCAGTTGTCGCCGGGTTCATTGCCGTCCCATATCCGATAATGAACGGGATGGTTTGCTGCCCTGTTGGTGTTGTTACTGCCGCTTTTGCTGCCTGCTGAGTGGACTGAAGGTAGTTTTTCAATCCTTTCAGATAAGCGGCTTCCTGACCTTTAAATGTGATGCCAGTCTGGTTTTGCAGGATGTTAAGCTGTCGAAGGAACTGGTCAGGGGAACCACCTGATTTCTCCATCGCCTTTCCAATGATGCCATTGCGCATTTGCGCCCTGCCAACACGACCAACTGAGTTATACAGCGTCTTAATTTCCGATTTGTTCTTGCTGAATAGCATGTTGTTGACAACTTCCGGCGTCAGGTCGCCTTTCATGAGAACATTCTTCAGCCTGGTATTCTTTAGTTTCGCCGCTTCGTCAGCGTAGACGGCATTGGCCTGCTGATATTTACGGAGAGTATCGTTGCCAAGATTCTGACCAATGGCACCATTGATATCGTCTGTCATCGCCTTGTAAACGCGCTGAATGGCGGCATCGGAACGGTTTGGTAACACTGGTCGCTCACCCTTCACGTCCATTCTGAACTGGCTGCGCAGATCGCTTAATTGCTTCAAATCCAGATTTACCGGACCATCAGGACCAGCATTGCGAACAAGCTCATCACGATAGGACTGAAGTTTTGAAATAGTCTCGTTATCGGCGACCTTACCAAGCTTCTGCAGGTTAGATATTTCTGTATCAATCTGCTGAATTGCTCGAGCAGGCTGGATATTGACTCCCGCCATTGCATTCTGAACCTGCTCAAGACGGTTCCCTGCAGCACGACGAATTCCTGATGTTTTCGCTTTAAGGCTGTCAATAACAACAGCTGGATCATACTCACCGAATTTATCAGCAAATCTCTGCACCAACTGGCTTCTCGCTTCCTGTTGCGTTGCTCTCATCCCGCTTGTGCCAGCCAGGGGGATATTTTCCGCTGTCGTCTGCGCCATTTTCCCGACGCGGGAAGTAGGCTGTAACAGGTCTGTGGTGTGCAGAGGAACTCCTTCACGCTCTGCAAATCTGATAGCCTGCTGCGCTTCTGGCGCAATAGCACCACGAACGCCACGATAAGCAGCACCTAATCCACGTCCGGCAGCGTTAATAGCACCGCCAGCCAGCACACCAACGCCTAAATCGGTGGCGAGGGCTTCCGCATCATCTTTCGCACTATTTGCAGCAAGTGATCCAACTGCGTTTTCTGCGAGAAGTCGTGTTGCACCCTGAGCAATTCGACCAGCAAGTGTTGGTGCCTGTACCGCCGCTCTCTCAACGCCAGCAGGAGTGAGGTAAGGCAATGCTTCAGCAAACACCCTGCCCTCTGTCGTTTGTGGAGTCAGCGCGCCTTGCTGAAGGCCAAAGTCCTGCTCTAATCCCTGCGTTGTTACTCGTGGCGCTGGTTGATATGTACCATCGCCAATGCCGAGTTTACCGCCAGCCCATGCAGCCGCACTTGTTACAGCATCGGCAACTGATGCAGGTATGTTTGCCACGTTCACGCCAGCCTGCACCAGTCCGCGACCAGTTTCAGCCGCGGCATTGCCAAGGTCGGAAATGAAACCTCCTTGCTGCTGTGGCGCTGCCTGTGTACTTTGCTGTACAGGCTGTTGTGTAGCTTGATTCTTCCTAGGGAGGTATTCATCAGCTTGCTGGTTGTGCAGACTCTCCGCATATGCAGTGGCATCGTCAGGATTGTCGAACATACCAAGATGCTTTCCCGTCCTCATGAAGTTATCAATAGCTTCATCATCAGACATAATGCGACCATCATCACTAACGGTAGGAATCAGCACCTCTCTACCATCTATATTGGTAGACATGCTCCGCACAGTGCTAATGCTGCCATCAGAGTTTTTAACAACAGGCCGATTGTGAATGTCAATATTACCCTTCTCTAGCAGACCTCTAGGGTAAGCAGAGTAAAACGCTTGTTTTGCCTGCTCTGCATTTTCTCCGGCTTGCGGGGCCACGACTTCATTGAAGTATTGTTCCTGAGCCTGCGCTTTTTGTTCTGGTGCTAACGCCTGATACTGTGGAGAAGCGATAACATCTTTCCATGCTTTAGCCATTAATCACCCCATAGTGAAGAAAAGTTACTGCTGGTTGCTGGCTGTGATACCTGTGCAGGTTGAGATTGCTGCCGCTGTGATTTTCCAACATTAACGTTATATTGTTGGTTGTAATTGTTGGTGTATTCCTGAATCTCACGAATCGACTGCTGCATAGCCTCCGGGCTTGAATAGTCAACCTGCGGCATCCCCTGAAAATACATCTTCGCTTCTGCAACGGTGTTAATACCACTGGCACCCATGTCCCTTGCTGCCGCCACACCCTGATTCTGCATTCTGCCCTGAATACGTTGTGCTGAGTTATATAACTGGCGCTGCTCTTTTCCTGTTAATCGGCTGCGAACATCAGCACCAATTGCTGGATTACCTGCACCGCCTGTCATTCCTGTCATGAAATCGAGAGCAGAAGCGTCTGCATTTGCGATCGCGTCGATATCCTTCTTCATGGCATAGTTTTGTGCTGATGCAGACGATGTTGCAGGCGCTGCGATTGAACTGGCAGGAACGCGAACCATATTCCCCTCGTTGTCGATGCCTTCGTAGAACGCATTAGCCCCAGCGCCGTGAAGCTTCCCGCCTACCGTTACAGTTCTGCCATCTGATAACTGAACTGTACGCTCATTATTCCCAACCGACCCTTTCATTGATGCTCTCTGCATCGATAAATCCTGACCGCGCATCGTGATATTCTGACCACGTGCTGTTAGCGCCTCTCCAGCCTGATTGCTGCGGATTGTCTCTGCCAGCCTGCCTCGGTCAATTTCACGACCAGCCATCTTATCCTGAACATTGAAGTAATCAATCGGACCGAGAGCAGCCATCCCAAGGTGATCAACAAACTCACCAAATCCTGAAGGGTTCTGCTGATACATTTGAGCAACGCTGTTAGGGTCAACACCGACGCGAGTCAGTTCCTTGGCGTTGTTTTGCAGCCATGATTGCATTGCTTCTGGAGACGATGACGCAAGGCGTGCGCCAGCCGCTAAGGTGCCGATAGAATTACGCTGATCTTCATCAATGAATCCCATGCCTTTACGAACGGATTCAATCTGGTCTGGATATTGAGTAGCCAACTGACGCAAAGCACCGCGATCACCAGACGCATAAGCATTAGCGTACGCCTGCTGAAATTCTTTCTGCCGCTGAGCCTGCTTTTCCTGCTGAAACACCCCTGCAATACCTGAAAGGCCTTGCAAAGCAGTCAGCCCAACATTGTTAGCGCCTGAACGCTCAATATCATTGTTCTGCCTGATAAGCTGAAGCGTATTGCCGATGTCATTTACGCTCGGAGCGTTTGAGTTGACGCCGCCGATACCAGCCAACAATCCGCCGTTTGTTCCTTGCCAAGTAGCCATGATTACCCCTTAAAACAACGAGCCAAGCAATCCGATACCAGCACCAATGCCAGCGCCCCAAGGCGTTGATGTTCCCAAAAGGCTGGCAAGACCTGCACCGGCAATCGCACCAGACGTGCCACCGCTAATTGCAGTCTGAAGACTTGATGGTTTATTGGCATTAGCAGCGGCAAGTGCTGCGCTTTGCTGTGCAATGCTGCTCATGTTGTTGGCGTATGTCTGCCCAGCGTTTGCCTGACCTTGCAGCGCACCAAGCCCAACGTTTGCCAGATTGTTGTAATTGCTCATCTGATTTGATAACCAAGACTGACCGAGTGTCGGCGCGATCGTAGCCAGTTGATTGCTTGTGGCTGTCGAACCAAGTCCACCCGTCGCCTCCGCAGCAGCAAGACTCTGGTAACGAGCCTGACCTGCAAGGTCTTTATACTGCTGAGAATTGTAATACTGATTAAGTGCCTGCCCCTGACCTTCTAAACTGGAAAGGTTCTGAAGCTGGTTAACATACTGCTCCGCAAGAGGCGTGAACGGAGCAAGGTTTTTCATGATCGTCTGCCACTGCTGATTTTGCAGATCTGCAGCATACTTCTGAGCTTCTGCTGCATACTTTGCGCTTTTATCAGAACTGCCACCTTTCCCGCCTTTTTCAGGGCAATAAGGTTCCTCGCCGCGCAGTTTTCTGCCCAGCTTAAATGCATATAACATGGCTATCTCCCGTGATTCAGGAAGTCGATTAGTTCTTCGCGTGTGGCGCTGTAAAAAGTCACGTCATCCACGCCTTTGAAGTATTTCTTGATGGTTCCTACACGCTTAAGGCCAATCATTGCGCAGTAAATCTGCCCGTGGCGGAATTTGCGTGCGGCGAACGATGTGACGCACTGAACGGTGGTGTTAGTCAGAATGTATCGCCAGAACTCCAGTCCGATTTCCTTGCTGAATCCACGAACCTCTGGCAGGTACATGGCGTGGCAATCGAATGTAAGCGGCTGAATTTCCTGATAGTAAACAATGCCGCCGAACTGCCCGTGCACGTTCACCTCAAAGTAACGGCAATCAGGTTTGTAGTCGTATCCATCACCGTTGTTGCTCCCGGCGATAATGTCGGGGTGATTTCCCACGGCTTCTATCAGGTCGATGTTTCGCGTTGGTTTGAATGTAATCATCAGTCAATCAGCCCATGTAATCTAAGTGCCGTTTCAAGCGCCAGAATACGCTGCCGCGCCTGCTGCAAACCTGTAGCGAGAGCTGCGACTTCGGATTGTGTGTACGTAGTGCCGACAGTGTATGACTGGTTAGCGTTGAATGAGCCAAGAAGTGGTGTGCCTGTGGCTGCAGTCCATCCGGTCTGCCTTGCTCCAACGACCTGAATTCCATCAACTGAATATGATGTTTTTACATCCAGCGGTGACGCAAGAGACTGCGATTCGGTTACGGTTTTCGATACGTAATCACTCTTAATGTCAGATACATCGCTTTCTACGCCATCCAGTCTTTGGTCAACAGTGACCAGATGCGCCTGAATATCGATAACCTCATCCAGCAAGTAATCAACATCGCTACGCAGTACGACTATCTTCCCTTCGACGGTTGTTAACCTGACCTCAAGGAGATTTATCGCTTTTGTGTTTGCGGTGATTCTTGCGTCGTGATCTGCCAGTTCGACGTCCTGCTCATCGTTCCTGACTTGTGCGTCATAAGCGCCCTGTCCGGCCTCGTTGGCCTTGTTAGCCACGTTGCCAACATCAGTACCCTGTGCGATAACGTACAGCAGATATGACTGCGAGAAGATATTGCGTGGAAGGATTGATGTATCGAGCCGCGTCGCCTGAACAATAACAGGTGTATTGAGATTCGAATCAGCCATTACTCAATCCTTATCTGGCAGCCAGACAGAGTGACAGGTGACTTCGTGATAACACGCAATTTGAAGCCGACATTTTTCCTGATGCGCCCAACTCGCTTCCACAAAACGCGTTTGTCGTAAACGAACGGTTCATTCTGCTCAATCATCTGCTCACGCCCGTAATTGATGCCGTCAGTGGTTGCAGAGAGAAAAAGGCGGTCGGCGTACTGCGCAACGCCAGTTGACGATTCAACCTCAAGGTCGAACACTCTGGCGTTATCCGCTTTGAAGAGTGGAGTAAACAGCAGGTGTTCCTGTTGCTTGTCGTACTGGCTGCTGATGTCGAATTGCAATTTCCCGATCACCGATTCCAGCTTATCGCCGCACGTTATCTGATTGCCTTCGTAAATGAAGTCGATAGCGCGGTACACATCGTCATACAGGCCTGTTTTCAGCACACACCATTGCGGACCATTGGCGCTTGAAGATGCGTCGTACACGAGAACATGGCGTGGAAGGTGGATAATCAGCAACTCATGAGCATCAAATCTCAGAGACTCCATCACGCCATCAGCCAGTTCATCAGCAGTGTAGGAGCGGAGTATTTTCTCAATGCTCGAGCTGGCGATTGGTGACACCTGACCGGAGCCGATGATGTATACAGACGGCGCACCTGTTGCCGGATTGCTGATGAACGCATAGGAATCAGCAAACGGCGTTTTACAGTAGGTTCCTGCAATACCTTTCTGCACCATCAGCGATGGCTGTGCAACATACAAAGCGGCACCAACGGTGGTTGCGCCAGTAAGGGAGAAATATTCAATAGTCGATGAACCAAAGCAGACGATGAAGTCTCGCCATGTGCCGATGCCGATGATGCCGTCAGGCTGCGATTCTGCGCGATATTGTGCGCTGTATCGGTCAGGATGTGATTCGTCTTCAAGGTCAGTGATAAACCATGAATCAGTGCCGTCTTTTGACCACGCATAACGCCCACGTAAGCGCGTAATGTCGCGTACTGAGCCTAACTCATACTGCGTGAATCCGCTGTCTGTAGGCCAGTTTGAGACGGTTTTAACCGTGCCATCATAGCGATACTCGACCAGTTGACCATTAACGCCTACCGCCTGTGATGTCCGACCATGCGCCATTGATACGCGACCACTTCCGGCAACATCACCGACTTCACTTTCGCCTTTGTACAGCTTGCCACCACACACGCGATAAACAGCATTCTGCGCCATGTTGTACTCGACGCCACGCGATACGCCGTTCACATCAGAACGTTTGGCAATGCCCGGGAATGAGCGAAGATATCCGCTGCTGTTAAGGATTTCTTTGGGTGTAGCCAACATATTCACTGGCAGATAGTCGATATAGTCGGCGTTTCGAAAGTCTTTGCCGACACCTTTCATAAGCGGAAGTTGCTGAATCGGCATTTATTCGCTCCCGTTATCGCAAGGTTCCTTCCGGTGGAAGTAATTCCAACCGTTCCACTTCGCCAACTGGTTACCGCTACCAACAGGCATACGGTTTGGATAACCGGACTTACATTTAGCGGCTTTTGCCCTATCCATTGCAGACAGTTTGACGAGTCGCTCTTTACCGTATCTGGCAGTGGTTATAAGTTTTGCAGACGCTTCCAGCGCATAATCTGGAGCAATGCGGCAGGCAAGGTTGAAAATGACGGCATTGATAGCGTTATTTGATAAACCGTGCTCATCGCCCGGATCCGGAGCGACATCTGCATCAGCAAAAATGTAGCCAACGTTGATACCAGGTGACACATCACCGCCAAGCCATTCAGCCATCATCATTTCAAGGTCGTTGACGCCGTCTTCCATAGACTGCGGTTCGACATCGGTTAACGTGGCATTTGATGCAACACCGAGCTTACGTAATGCCGCAAGGACTAAATCACCCTTCGTTGTCAGGTTCATCTGCTGCCGCCTTAGGTTTTCGACTAGGCTTTTTACGCTGTTTTTCTTCTGGCTCTGGCTCTGGCTCTGCAATAGCCGGACGCAAACTCAGGAGTCGTCTAAGAACATCATTTGCTTCATGACCATCCCACTCTTTCCCGAACTCAAGCTCAGTACCTTCAGGAAGGAACTCGATTTCTTCAACAGGTAGGTGATAAGTGATTTCGCCTTCTGGAGTGGTGATACCAGCAATGATCCAGCCATCCCACTCTTCACCGTCACTGTGTTTGCGAGACCACCACGAAAGCTCAGCGTAAGCATGCATCAGCGATGAGAAGAGGCGCACTCGGTGAGCGTAAAGCTCGTTAAAAGTGTGATAACCGTCGGACACTTCGCCCATATCAACTGGGGAAGTTTCACCTCCGCCAACACTCCCAATTTGATCACCAACAAGAGGATCATCAGGAACATCGTCAGGGTGCTTATACCAGCCATTTGCTAAGTGCACAGCTACATCATCAGGATCAACGGTTTTCGTTTTCAGCTTGCGTCCCCATATTTTGGTATCTCCGCCAGCCTGAAAAATCATTACGCTCATTGGTATCTCCAATAGAAAAGGGAGCCGAAGCTCCCTCTGGTTATCACGCGGTCTGGTTAGGCAGACCAACACCAATTGCCTCTGGTCGTACAGCACATGCTGAATACCACACAGCAATACGGCACTTACCAGACAGAGTGTTGATATCGCCCTGCGTTGCGAAGATGCCGTTAACACCAATACCAGGAATGCTGAAGGAAGACGTTTTCATACCAGCAAACAGTTCATGGGTTACCGGGATCGGCTGAGACAGCAGACGGATTGAGTCATCAGCCCAAAACACGTTAGCGGTGGTTGTTGCCACGTTAAGAACGTTTACCGGAGTGGTATCAGCAAGAGATGTGTTTACGTTAGCGTAAGCCTTCTCTTCTTTTGTCAGTGACGCGTCATCCAGCGCAATAGGCTTCGGCGTGATTTCGATGTGAGTACCATCGATCACACGGGTGATTGAGAAAGTCGCGTCATCAGTCAGCACGTTCTTCGCCATCTGAGACAGGAATTTCACACCAGTGAAACTGATTTTGTCTCCGCGCTTAAACCCGGTGGTGGAGGATACGGTCACCGTTGCAACACGGTTGTCGACGTTCTCCTTGTTACCATCGGTATCAAGGGTGTATGCCTGCGGCTTAAACTTCTGCGCTCCAGTCACAGTTACACCAGTAGCGGTTGACTTGGTAACTGCCGGAAGTTTCGGTGAGCGAAGAATTTCATCAAAGCCAGCAATCTGACGCTGAATAGTACCGTTGCGATACGCTTCTTCAGGAACGCGCCCAAAGATGTCACCATCTACCAGGTTGCGGCCTGCTTTGCGGTAATCGTCAGGGTTCAGGAAGTAACTGATGCCCATATCGCGATTTAGCTCACGGGAGAACATCAGGCGCTCTGCATCAGACACAAAATCCCAGCCAGACAGGCCAGTAGATGGACCAATTGCGCGGGTATCGTGAACAACAAGCGAGCCCATTTCAGTTGCCTGTTTGGCAATCGCTGACTCAATGTTATTCGCCAGTTTTTTGGCGGATGCCTGGATGCGGCGACGGTAAGAACGCTCATCACGCAAGTCATCTGCACGAAGCTCGAAGAAATCGTTATCCGGATCTCCCATGTTGCATTTCACGGAGAGTTCCAGAATCCCGGTTGCGTTGCCAGTTAAATCCCAGCCAGTCTGTGTTGGCGCTTCCTGCTCAACAGGCATCCACACGGTGTTGCTTGAACGCTGCATGGATTCTGCCGGAGGGGTGTATTTTGTCACTTTGGACGCCATTGGCGTCAGGTTCTGGACGGTTTCGATGATTTCATCCAGAGCATACGTGACCAGTTGACCTTCATTTAATGCCATTATCGAATTCCTTTATTCAGTTGCGCCTTGAGCTTGCGGTATGTCTCTACATCCCCTTTGTTTGCTGCCGCTTCCATCTGCTTTTCAATCGCAGAGATATTTGCAGCAACAGCGTGTCCCTGAATGGGTTCATCAGGTAACGGGGCTTCTGAAACAGGCTTGGCTCGAGGCTTGAGAGTTAAACGTTCTGACAGTCGAGTGAGTTCAATCAGCGCGGATTGCCCGTCCATCGCCAGCAACTGGCGTGTTTTCTCAGGATTAGCACCAAGGTGATACATGAGAGCAGCGGATTTCTCCGGGAAGAGGCGCATGATGTCGGCACCGACTGCTGGCGGCACCAGTTGCATGAATGCATCCTCTTTCTCCTGATAGTCAGGGATATTGAGCTTTTCCGCTGCGTCGTAGTGCTTACGGGCTGCCTCGACGTATTGCGCTGATTGCTGGGTGAACTCCTGAGTTTTGCGACCCTGCTCGGCGACAGCCTGGCTTCGTGCGTCCATAGCCTTGATCTGCCATTCACTGTTTGCCTGCTGGAAGGCCGCCAGTGCGCGGCTCTGGTCATAGTCGTACTTAGCCAGTGCGTCTTCGGAAAGATAATCGTTAGGGTCTGGTTGTTTTGGTAACTCAGGGTTCACCCGCAGGTGCTCCGGCAACTCTCCACGCTTAACCGCTTCCATCTGCTGCTCAAGCTCACGCTGGCGTTTGCGTTCGATGCGGCGACGAGCAAATTCAGCATTAGTTGCCGGGTCTTGTTTTGGTTTCTCATCGTCTTTCAGGACAATCTCGAAGCCTTCTTCCTGACCTGCGTTGTCGTTGGCATTATCGACAACTAAGCCATCAGCAGATGCCGCTGCATGATTGCCGGGCAGGGTTAATTCTTCAGAAGCCTGAATGTCGGTGGTTTGGTCCATGATTAACTCTCTCTTATTGAGGTGTCTCGGCTACTCCGCCGGAGGGGACTTGAACTTGACGCATAAGATTCGCGAAATCCATGCGTTGTGAATGAGTCTGGTCTGCATCTTTAAGAAGCAGCTCAGCGTTAGCGCGAGCGTCTTTGCTGCGCTGTTGCTGGAATTGACCTACGAGCTTGAGGTACTCACGCAGTTCTGCCTGCTTGTCGAGGTCCATATTGTTGAAGATTTCTGCAATCTTCGCGGCGTTGAGTTGGTTTTGGGCTTCAACCTTGGCAGCTTCAACCTGAATCTGCGCCTGTTGGTTCTCTGCCTTGAGCAATTCAGCCTGACCTTGCAGAAGGATGCCCTGCGCCTGAATTTGCTCTGCTGATGGCTGCTGCGGCTGTTGTTGTGTCTGCTGCACCATCTCCATCTCTTCAGGTGTTTCTGGTTTCTTCAGCCCCATCATCACCAGTTGCTTGTTCGCGTACTCTCGCATCATCTCGACGCCTTTACCGTCAAGCAGCGTGAAGTATTGCAGCATCAGCATCTGGAACTCTGGAGTACCTTGCGGAACCTTGGTGAGTAACTCCTGAATCTCTGCGCGGTTCTGTTCCTTCATGCTCTGGAAGGATGGTCCAACTCCTATATAGCACTCGTAGCGACCGCGAATGTCGTTGAGTGTGACCACATTACCGGACTGGTAATCGACAACTTGCGCGTAGAGTTGAACGTCTTTCTCGCTTCCATCTTCAAGTGTCAGCGTTACATGACGAGGGATGTCATAAATATCATTGACCATTGAGGCATAAATCTCGCCATCACGCCGCATTGCGGTAGCCAGGTTATCCTGAAACACGTATGTCTCAAGGTCTGACCGCATGTTCAGTTGATTGACGGTATCGAAAGAGACCTGAGAGTTTGCTGCCTGTGCATCCACGCCAAGACTAGCCACCTCTTTCACTGCGTTGGTGGCAGCCTCAAGCATGTAAGCGTTGGCTTGCGGCACTTCAGGGTTTTCCATGTAGGAGATTGGACCAATCGGCAGGTCGTTACCGTTTTCATCAGTCCTGTTCTGGAGATAGTACGGATAGTCATCATTTCCACCGTACATGTATTCGTAGCCTTCGATTTGCTCAGGGAAGAAGGTCGGTTTCTTCTTCGGTGAACGACCAACAATATCGGCGTTGAATGACATGATCATGTTACGAAGGCGTTGACCGTCTTTCGTCAGCCTTACCACTCCTTCGTAGCACTCCTTGTCACCAGCGAATGACCATTCGCCATACACTGGAACGATTGGAATATGCTCTCCTGCTATCTTCTCGCGGTCTTTCAGTATCTGCGTGCAGGTGATGATCGACTTATACACACGCCGACGCTTCACCTTGCGCTCTGCTACCTTAATGAATCCACGATTAGCCAGGTCGTCGATGACGTCTTTAATATCCTGCTGGTAATAGCTGACCGGCTCACCTGTCAGCGGGTCGCGGTAGATGAAGACCTTCTCTTTCTTCTCTTCTATCTCGTAATACTCAGCGACGTAGACGACATCATTCGATACCCACGGAAACAGCCATGTGTCGTTCGGATTCTGGAAAGATGGCAAGGTGTCCGGATCAATACCGTAATCCTCTGCGAACTCTTTCCAGCCATTGCGTGACAAGGCGTTAATCACCGTGCAGTGCTTGGCGTCGCTCTTATCCATCTGCTTGCTGTTGGCGTCCCATATGACGTGTGAGCAGGCTTCATGGATTGGAAGGCGTCGGATTACCTGATTGTTGCTTGTTGGATCGTTGTCTTCGTACTGCGTGACCAGACGCCATGCACCAACGCCGGACTCTATCTGCTCACGAACGCCAACGTTAACGGCAATTTTTGCCGTGTTATGGCGCATATCAGTACGATACATCCCCATCAACACATCGGCTGCATCAGGATTAGCACCGTCTTTTGGTCGGAAGAGAACGTCGATAGGGTTCCGGCGCATCTCTGCGACCAGCTTCCTGACCACCGGGCGGACAACATCGAATTGTCCGCGATATTGCAGGGTGGTGTAGTTTGATAGCCAGTCATCCCATTGCGACACTCGGCTAAAATACAGGTCATTTGTCGCCTCGGTTCTGGCTTCATCGCTCGCCATCCAGTCTGCGTCAAACTTACACAGAATGGAATTGAGTCTGTTTTCGTCGGCCATTTAAGTTCTCCGTGCGATGGGCCTGATTGGGGCTGGTATCTTTTTCTCTTTTGGTTTTTTGATGTCGCGCATCATTTTTGCGAAGCGGCGCATCATGTATGCATAGCGAACGGCGGAGAGCACGTCGTCGTTAAGCTTGACGATTTTCCCGTTTTCATCACGGTGATAGAGGCGAAACTCCTCAAAGAATGGCTCACAGGTGTTAAATACTTTGAAGCGGCCGTCGAGCATCATGTCTCGCAATTCAGTGATGCCAGGCTCAACAGCATTACCGCCATCAGGCCATGTCGCATGCTCCTGCAACATCATAAAACCAGCGTCCGCGTACTGCCCTTTAAGCTGCTCACCGCCGCCCTTCTCGTGCTGGTTTCCGTCATGAGGCCATGCTGTTGGCACTTTATGCGCCCATGATTTAACAGCTCCCCATGCCTGAACGGCTGTTTTTTCTTTCGCCTTCCACACGCGTGAAACGTAGATTGTGTCTGCGTCCTTATCCCACCAAAGCTGAACCTGCGCTTGTGGGTGATCCCATCCGAAATCCATCCCGCCAATTACGTAGAAGTGATCAGGACACTCGAACGGCTGGCACTTAATCGTCTCTTCCGGTATCTGGAAGATTCGACCGCTACCCATCGTAGGAATACCGCGAGCTCGAGCCTCTCTCTCATGCTCTGGATAGGATGCGATGATTTGCTCTTTCTGCTCGTCGGTATAGTGCTCAGCGTCATAGATGGTCATGTTGACCACTTTCTGCGACTTGCTGGGATTCTTCAGAAACTTGGTAACAACGTCAGACATCCCCATCAGCGGGGTAAACGTCAGGATTGAGAATTGCCCGTATTTGTTGGTACGGGTAAGCCCTTCGCCATAAATGCTGTATGGTGGTTCTTCGTCAAACCACACTCCGTGGATTGTGTCACCCTGCCAGCGAGCACGACCTTGCGAGTATGGCTTGAAGTAGCAGATTGAAATGCCATCTTCAACGCCATCAGCCGTGTGATGCTTAACCAGAAGGTGATCAACAAGGTTCGGAAAGAAAGGAGACTTCTTCCAGCTAATGATGTCCTCTTTCGGTATGGAGCCGTAGCCAGGCTCATCATTCTCTTCGATACGACCGCACAGGATGCGTTGAGTCGTTTTGGTTACAGTCTCGTTTGTCTCGCCGCCAATCCAGAAGACAACAGGCTCATAGAAACGCTTACCTTTCCACTCCCCACCATATTTACCATCAGCCGGATAGCCTTTTGTGCCCGGATAACGCCCGGTAAGGTGAAACGCGACTTCAGCAGCACCAGTAAATGACTTACCAAGCTGGTTACCAGCCATAAAACAGCGCTCTGGATAGTCATGCCCGGCGTCGATGAACTCACGCTGTTTGCTGTATGGCGTAAATTCATATAGCAGGTGTGTGTTCCGGTAGTTCTCTTCTTCTTCGAGTAGCTCGAGCAACTCGATTTGCTCTTCGTCGCTCAGGTTATCAAGAATCGCGTCCAGTTCCACGGTTGAATAGCTCCTTGATACGAGAGCGTCGCTTATCGCGATCTCCCTTATCAGGTGTCACGTCTTCAACTTGCGACTGCTCTTTGAGGCCCAAATCACGGGCGATGATGTTAGCGTTGAGAAGGTCAGCTGCTGCGCCAGAGAATTTCTGATCGTAGATGACCTGCTCTGCTCGCGTAACGACTTCAGATAAATCTTCTCTCAGGCGATATGTGCGCCATGTTTCAAGCGTCACATCAATGAACAGAGTGAGGCCTGTAATAGTCATCGCTCGCATCTTGGCGATAGGCTCTTGTATCACTTCACCCTGATACGAGAATGCCTTCATCTCCCATAGCGGGTTAGCTTCTACCCACTCGAAGTATTCACAACAAGCAGCCCACAGCGCCTCAGGCGATTCGAATTTAGGGTTTCGCCCATGACTACTGCGGGCCTCCCAAAATCGGTTGCCCTTTGGTGCTGCCATATTGATTATTTCCCTTCTGCTTGCTTATCCCATTCATCGCGGAATTTGGATGGGTTGTCGAAACCTTGAGTTGCCATGTTTATGCTCCGGTAGTGAACAGGTCTAACGCTTCCTTCGATTTACGCACCGCTTCGATAGTGCGGGTCGTGATATCTGAATTAGCGCCGCCTGACTGGAAGTGAATTTTGAATAGCTCAAGCTTCAGCTCGTCAGTGCCAATGAACTGAAATGCTTCTTCTGCGGCTGCGTTCTGGTTCATGACCAGTTTGTAAATCTCTAACTGGAATTTCTGTTCTTCAGTCATGGGAATAATCTCTGCCATTGTTGGCTCCGTTTATCCGTTAAAAGGGATATCAGTTAAGTTATCCCGTGTAGGGTATAAGCCATTATCAAAGCCACTCTGTAGGGAATGGCTTTTGTGATGGCAATAAAAAAGGCCTACTTAGCGACCAATTTAATAATTAATTATCAATAATGTGGGAATTGACTACTATTTTGCAAGATAACCCAAGATGGGCGAAACAAGTCAAAAACATTGATGCTTAACAGGGCTTCATTTATTGATTTTTTTTCATCCATAGAAACTCCGCGTCCTGCTTTTGACATTACAAGCTGACCATTAACTATTTCACTACATTGTTTTACATAACTACCTTGCGGTATTGATTGAAAGTTACATGTACCATTTATTATTTTATCAATTTCACTCATATCAACCTCGTCTAGTTGTTCGTCATAGATTCAGTGGCTGGCGGTGACGATTCCGCTTTTCGGGAGCTACCCTAGCCACTGTTTTATTCTATCCGATGTCTTTCCATCAGTCCGCCACCACAAAGAATCTTTTTTGCCATAAGGCAGGAGGTTCATCTTTCAGTGGCTGCCAGTGTTATTTCCCCACTTACTGGCTTGGGTTGTTTCGCGGTACTGCCGTAACTGGTTGCCCAGAATAAATTCCGGTTTCATTATCAAGCCCACCCGTAGATAGGCTTTGTAATGACTACATGGTTAAATGATTTGCCAGTCTTCAGCCATCAGGTCGCCAATGGATGGAACCCATGTAGCAAGGCGGTTCTGTGAGTTTTTCAATACAAGCGTGTCATTGAAAGTTGGCTCGCCAACATATTCGCCAAAGCCATAACCCAACGCAGACGCTAATTTTTCCCCTTTCATGAGATAAACAAACTGGTCTTTCCCATTCCATCCTGCCCGCTGCAAACTTTTGCCCTGTTTTAACGCTTCCATGGCAAGGCCGAAACTTAGTCCTGATACCGGACGATAAGCCCTTTCGAATACTTCTTTTGGACTCCAGCTAACGTAGCCATCAAAGCGATCGGTGTTAGGTTTTCCGCCATCCAGATATTCAACCAGATAGCCTTCGTCCTCGCCGTTTTCTCCGGCAGGAAGCTGCCAGCCACGAAAATCGTTATATGCCTGTCTCGTCATCGGAAAGGCGTTAATCAGTTTTACGCCAATATGCTGGGTCATAAAATCACCTATGGAGTTGGGAATAAAAAACCCCGCGAATGCGAGGCTAAATCCTGGTATTTGTAATGACTGGCTCTTATCTCAACGCAGCCCCTTACCGCGCGCCAGATGCTCAATATCAAGCATCAACAATGAGATATTTAATCTGGATTCACTCCAGAAGTGATCACCACCCTGTCTACAGAGCCAGATGTGAAGGATGATGAGTAAAATTATCGCTATCATCGAAGGCATTGCGTCCTTATGTATTCCTGCAGGTAGTTAACCTGCGCGGTTATCCTGTCGATTCCACTTCGGAGACGGTAATAATTGAGTTCAGCATCTGCTGTAAGTCTTGGACTTTCTCCATCGCCCATGCTGCTGGCTCCGGTCGTTGACTTTGCACAGATGGCGGCGACTTGCAGGCGCTTACGACCAGCAGAAACATCAGCACGGAGACTTTCGATAGTCGCGTTAGCATCAGCAAGCTCCTTTGTGTATCTTGCGTCGAGTTCTGCTACATCACGTTGACGCTTCTGCATATCAGCGATGATGGATGTGGCTTTATCGCGCTGCTCTTTGTAGGTCATGGCGTTATCACGGTAATGATTAACAGCCCATGACAGGCAGACAATGATGCAGATAACCAGAGCGGAGATAATCGCGGTTACTCTGCTCATACCTCAATCTCTCTGACCGTTCCGCCTGCTTCTTTGAATTTTACAATCAGGCTGTCAGCCTTATGCTCGAACTGACCATAACCAGCGCCCGGCAGTGAAGCCCAGATATTGCTGCAACGGTCGATAGCCTGACGGATGTCACCGCGATCAATCATCGGTAAAGCGCCACGCTCTTTAATCTGCTGCAATGCCACTGCGTCCTGGCTTTTGGGGGAGAAGTCTTTCAGGCCAAGCTGCTTACGATAGGAATCCCACCAACGGGAAAGAAGCTGGTAGCGCCCGGCTGCTGTTGATTTGAGTTTTGGGTTTAGCGTGACAAGTTTGCGAGGGTGATCGGAGTAATCAGTAAATAGCTCTCCGCCTACAATGACGTCATAACCATGATTTCTGGTTTTCTGCCGTCCGTTATCAGTTCCCTCTGACCACGCCAGCATATCGAGGAACGCCTTACGTTGATTATTGATTTCCACCATCTTCTACTCCGGCTTTTTTAGCAGCGAAGCGTTTGATAAGCGAACCAATCGAGTCAGTACCGATGTAGCCGATAAACACGCTCGTTATATAAGCGAGATTGCTACTTAGTCCGGCGAAGTCGAGAAGGTCACGAATGAACCAGGCGATAATGGCGCACATCGTTGCGTCGATTACTGTTTTTGTAAACGCACCGCCATTATATCTGCCGCGAAGGTACGCCATTGCAAACGCAAGGATTGCCCCGATGCCTTGTTCCTTTGCCGCGAGAATGGCGGCTAACAGGTCATGTTTTTCTGGCATCTTCATGTCTTACCCCCAATAAGGGGATTTGCTCTATTTAATTAGGAATAAGGTCGATTACTGATAGAACAAATCCAGGCTACTGTGTTTAGTAATCAGATTTGTTCGTGACCGATATGCACGGGCAAAACGGCATGAGGTTGTTAGCGCAGCCTCTTGCCACCCGCTTTCACGAAGCCAGCCATTGCGCTGGTTTTCTTTTATGCAAAGCACACCGCACCGTAGCCACAGCGGATAAGGTGATTATTTTTGTCTGTCTGGTATTTGGTTTGATGTGCTTTCAGAAAGGCCGTGCTTAAAACGCAAAAAGCCCCGAGCTATTAACTCAGGGCTTTATTTAACGAGTGCATTTATCCATCGTTGGGTCAAATTTACCCAACTTTATTCAAAAAGTCAATATCATGCCGTAAAGATGTTGCCATCCGTGGCAATCATGCCGCTAACGTGTGACCGCATTCAAAATGTTGTCTGCGATTGACTCTTCTTTGTGGCATTGCACCACCAAAGCGTCATACAGCGGCTTAACAGTGCGTGACCAGGTGGGTTGGGTAAGGTTTGGGATTAGCATCGTCACAGCGCGATATGCTGCGCTTGCTGGCATCCTTGAATAGCCGACACCTTTGCATCTTCCGCACTCTTTCTCAACAACTCTCCCCAACTGCTCTGTTTTTGATATATCAACCGCACGGCCTGTACCGTGGCAATCTCTGCATCTTGCGCCCGGCGTCGCGGCACTACGGCAATAATCCGCATAAGCGAATGTTGCGAGCACTTGCAGTACCTTTGCCTTAGTATTTCCTTCGAGCTTTGCCACACCACGGTATTTCCCCGATACCTTGTGTGCAAATTGCATCAGATAGTTGATAGCCTTTTGTTTGTCGTTCTGGCTGAGTTCGTGCTTACCGCAAAATGCAGCCATCCCGAATCCGGCCTGTGATTGTGCCATCCCCATAGCAGCCATCACATCAGTACCGGAAAGAGAGTCAGAAGCCGTGGCCCGTGGTGAGTCGCTCATCATCGGGCTTTTTGGCGAATGAAATTTAGCTACGCTTTCGAGTCTCATGGTCTTCCCCTCTTGCCCTGTTTGACCATCAGGACGCCGTTAACTATTACGTGACGCTCGCCTTTGCTGTCTCGGTTGTACTTGAGCACTGTTCCTCTTGCGCAGGAAAGAATCCTCGCCACTTCGGTCTGATTGCCTCGTGTCTGGATAAGAAGCTCTGGTATCGTTTGAATTGTGGCGTTCATGCGTTCTCCAGTTCGGTGATTTTTATTCCAAGCCGTCCGCCTGGTACTTTCACACCACGAATTACGCGAATGTCATCGAATTGCTCGTCGTCTTCCGCAAATCCGGCGTGGATAAGGGAGTCGAGTAAACCTTTCAGGATGTTGTCGAGGTCGCGGCGGCGGGAGTCTGGAACGTCTGCGATGACTTTGATGCGGAGTCGTGATTTGGTGAAAATGTCTAATTTGAGTTGGCGGATGATTTGCTGAACGTCTTTTCGGTATTTCTGGCCTTTATCGCTGATGTAGTATTGGCTTCCCCGTCTTCGCCAGTAGGTATTCACCGACGGCGGGTAAGGAAGCACAAACTGATATTCGTTCATGACTTAATCTTCCCCTCCTTCAGCAGTATCGCCTGCGTCCTGATCACGCCTTCGAGGTGGTAAAGTCTGGCGTCTTTGTTGTCGAGATTATGTGTGCGTCGGTCGATTTCATCGTGACACGCGCTACAAGCCCATGCGCCGATCAGGTCGTCAGGCTTCATTCCCGTTCCGCAAATTCCAGCCATCCGGTAATGTGCCAGAACTGTAGTTTCAGGGTTGCCATTGCATACGCCGTAAATACGTACCTGACATTCTCTTCCGCGCGCTTCTTTGCGTAGGTTAGCCATTAAGCAGCCTCCCCTGTTACTTTCAGCATTCCGTTATCGAGCAACTTTCTGGTCAGCCACTGTTGACCGCGCCCGGTGATTTTTGTGGTGAACGATATCTGTATTCCGTGATTTGTGTTGACCGCTGTTTCTTTCACTGTGAAATAGCCGCGATCCATATATTCCTGCATTGGCACATTGCGCCGGGAACCTGAAGCAATAAGGATTTTGTGATCACGCATCCACGCAAACAGTTTGTTTTGACCAATACCAACAACCTTTGCAAAGTTTCCAATCAAAATTCCGCTGGCCTCGCCAACGCGATCGGCAAACTCAACTTTAGGTGCGACAATTGCGAGCTGGTTTTCCAGTTGCATTTTCTGCTCAGCAAGATCGGCAGCAAGGCGCAACGCTTCCGGTAGCGTTTTGGGGATATTAACCGCAGCTTCTTCAAGCTCTCGCCAGCGGTCAACAAGGCGAGCGGTGAACTCTGGCGACAACTGGGCAACAACGACAATACTGTCTCGCTTACCTTGTTCGCCCTCGAAGACGTAATGCTCGTACTGAACATTGAACCCTAAGTTATTGATTCTTTCGGAAACCTCAATTTGAGGAAGCCGGATAACACCATTTTTAGCCAGCGTTTCGATGGTACGTTTCACATTGTCATGACGCTTACCCACCAACTCAGCGATTTCAATGCTTGTCATTTTGATGGCATTGCCATTTATTAACTCATTCATCGTCTTCTTCCTCGTACATTGAGCTATTCGGATCGCTCATCAGTTCTGCGCAGCAGTGCTCACACACGTGAACTTCCAGCACATGCAGCTTCTGACCGCAGTTAGCGCACGTTAAAGCCCGCTCGACGCTTTGTTGTTCGTAACTTCGATTTGGGTCAATCACCTTGTTTTCCTCGCACGTTCTCTAAGCCACCGGATATCCCACAGGTGAGCCGTGTAGTTGAAGGTTTTACGTCAGATTCTTTTGGGATTGGCTTGCATTTATTTCTGGAGCGCTTCGTTGGAAGGTATTTGCAGTTTTCGCAGATGATGTCGGTGATACTTCGTCGCTGTCGTCTCATGCTGCCCTCCTGACGCCCTGCCCGATCGCCATCAATGCCGCTTTGGATACGGTAGTAAACATCCGTCGAGGACTGATGAACGGTCGCCAAATCAGCAGCATGGAGCCTTTGCTGTTTCCCTTCTTCTCCAGCCCTGTCGATGGTTCGATAAAATTAATCCGTCCATCAGTGATAATGCGAACTTCGTCGACACTCTCCAGAGCCTTGCTGAACCATCCGACAGACATATCCTCTGGCACAAGCATCACTACCGTCTGTCGCTGTTGTATGCTCTGCTCAGCGGCTTTTTCCACCCACGGCCTGATATTGCTGTACGGTGGGTTATTCCAGATTGCACCGTGGCTTACCCACTCAGAATTGAGTGCGTCGTCGGCCTCAGTTAGCCAGTGAGCGCACAGAGCGTTTTTGTCGCTCGCTGCCGAATCCAGCCAGAATCCAAACTCAATATCCAGTGCATCAAAAAGCCAAAGCGGCGTCTGCCAGCAGTCCTTGTCGTGTGCTGGCGTATTTGATTTGATAGTCATGCAGCCCTGTCTCCCCATCGCGCTTTCCATTCGAGAGCCAGTCGCGCTTCGTCTGACCACTTAACGCCACGCTCTGTACCGAATGCCTGTATAAGCTCTAATAGCTCCGCAAATTCGTTTACACGCATCCTGCTGGTTGACTGTCCTATTACCACAAAGCCATTCCCGGCAAGGTTAGGAACAACATCCTGCTGCTTTAATGCTGCGGTAAACACACACTTCCAGCTTTCTGCATCCAGCCAGCGACCATGCCATTCAACCTGACGAGAGACGTCACCTAAGCAGGCCCATAGCTTCCTGTTTTGGTCTAAGCTGCGGTTGCGTTCCTGAATGGTTACTACGATTGGTTTGGTTGGGTCTGGAAGGATTTGCTGTACTGCGTGAATAGCGTTTTGCTGATGTGCTGGAGATCGAATTTCAAAGGTTAGTTTTTTCATGACTTCCCTCTCTAACAGATTTCAGGTTATTCCACTCCGTTACCGCACTGCGATAATTCGCGGCCGCCACAGCAGCGTGGTTAGCGCAGTAGATTTGGCACCCGTTCTCCATGTCGAATATTGTCGGTGATTTTCCGCATTTACATTTTTTGGCACGCGGTGCGTCTGAACACATTCCGTTAACGGTGTCCATCAGGATCCCCCTCGTTCTTAATCCAATAAAAAAGGGCTACTGTGTAAATAGCCCCTGTTATTAGCTCAGTGATGTAGATGGTCATTTAATACTCCGTCACGTTTTCCTGTCGCCACGCCTCGTCATATTCCGATTTCGGCATATTGGCGATGTAGCTATATGGCGATCCTGATTCAAGTTGCAGGAACTGGTGCGATTGCTCGTCAAGGAACAACGGGACACCACCTTCCCAACCTTCGCCGTTACGTTGTTTTTCAAGCATCAAAACAGATGCCGGAGATGCCAGTAGCTGTTCGTCCTTCTCTGACATCTTTTCACCACTCTGAACTCTCTGTAACGCTCTCTCGCGAGCCTTGTTACGCCAGATGATGAAAAGGTTGTCTGTCAGGTCTGTTATCGCTCCAGAGCCTTTTACGTCCATTTTCCCGGTTGGTTTTTCTTCGCTGTCTCCTTTTCGCGAGTGAGTAACGAGAATGACGTGGGAGTTTGTTTTGTTTTTGAAGTCGCAAATCGAGTCAACAAACGCCTTCTGCCCGTTATAGTCATCGTCTCCTATGCCACATTTCATCAGGCTGTCGATGATGAATAACTGGATCCCGTATCGGCGGCGAGCGTAGTCGAATATTTCGATCAGCCTGTCGGCTTTCGCCGTTCCTGTCAGGCCAAACACCCAAAGTCTTTCGTCATAGAATTTAAATGCAGAGTCAATTTCAAGCACTGGCGGCATCTTGCAGCACGTTGCCTGACGGGTAAGTCGCTTAAGGAGAATACCAGGCTTCAGCTCAAGTGACGCGATGCACGTCTTCACACCCTGACGCATTGCCTCAAGTGCCATATGCCCGACAACCTCCGTTTTTCCGTGACCGTTCACACCATTGACCAGCGTCAACTCGGCCTCACGGAACTGGAATTTATCTGCCAGTGATTCCCACGGTGGATTAAACAGATACTGCTGCTTGCCGTAGAAAGCGTTGATAGTGTCCTGGTAAAGCTCTCGCGCGCTGTAGAGTTCTTCAGGATCGAAGTAGGATGCCGTGCCGATGTACTGCCAGATTTCATCCTCGGTAACACCGTTCATCAGGCATTCGTTGATGTCTTTGTACGGCAGAGTAACAAGACGGCAACGATGTTCACCGAGTCGGCTTGCGATTTCCCTTGCGGCTTCACGACCAACATCATCAACGTCCATCGAGATAAATATTTCCTCAAACCTGTCGAGGTTGTGATACTCAAACTCAATCCACTGTTGCTTAGCGCCTTTCCCGCCACCAAACGGCACGGATAACGCCGAGATGCCGTATTGCGCATAGCTCATACAATCAATTTCGCCTTCGCAAAGTACAACCGCCCTCACGCCAGCGTCCAGAGCCTGCCATCCGAACAGACAAGGTTCGCAATCACCTTCTGCCATAATGACTTTCTTCCCGTCAGGGCGCTCAGTGCTGATTCGCTTTACCTGCAACAACTCACCATCGCGTTTGTACGGAAGCACCAGAGCATCCAGTTCTCGTTCTCCATTCCACACCTTTCCGCTGACAACCTCGTAGCGCTTTACGACTTCTGGCGATATGCCACGCGATTGCAGGTACTCAAGATGGGATTCTGTTCTGGTAACGTAGCGGGCGATTTTCTTGCGATCAGGTCTGGAGAATTTCTTCTCACGTTTGGCATCGAAATGGTGATCGTCATCCTTGATACCGAGAAATGCTTTCGCTTCCTGCATAGCCTGATGCAGGTTAATTCCACGACATGCCATCCACAAATCAAGCATGTCACCGCCGTCTCCCTCAGCGAAATCAGCCCATTTTTTCTTGCCGCTAAGGTTGACCTTAAGGCTGTTTCCCTTGTCACCGTTGACGTTACCGGCAACCCACTCATGCCCCTCTTTCTTGCCGTTTGGCAACAGGTGAGGAGCCACCCTGTCAACCTGCGCCCAAAGCAGGTCGCTAAGTTCACTTGGTGTCATGATTCCCTCAGATTGAGATTTTTAAACCAGAAATCGACAAACGAAATACTTAACCAGCCGTGGTTATAACCAGCGACCAGTAGCGATTTGATTTTTGATTTCATGGTTCACCTGTCGAAAAACACGTAGCCAGTTTTCGATACGGTGATTGCGGATGATGGTTTGGATTGTGGTTGAATAGTTTCTGGCTTCTCGTCGTTCCAGCGTTGACCGTTCAGGTAGCTCGATGGTAACAACCTGTCGAATCCGAACTGCTTACCATTCCTGCATGCGATGTCTTCTGCCAGCATCGTGGCAAACTCGCTTGCCGTACCCCTGGTAGTTTTACGCCATTCCCTGAACTGTGTTCTGAATGCCGAAGTTGCGTTTTTCTTCCCGGCTTTCCGCATGCCTGCACACCAGAATATTTCCTCGAATGCCTTGTCGATTTCTTCGTGACGGTCAGGTGATTTTTCACACTCCGTCCGAACAATTTCGGACATAGTGTTTTTATTATTTCTTTTTTCTTTTGTAATAGTTTCTTTTGTGTGTCCCTGTTTTGGTGACAGCGCTGTCACCGTTTTGGTGACACTTTTTGTCACCAATGCAGTGACATTATCACCAGAGTAGTGACACCCTTCGATTTGCCATTCTTCGATGTTCTTGTTAGGCCCGATTTGCTGGCCTTCGCGAAGGATAACCTTCATCGCGATAAGCTCATTCTTGGCCTTGTTTACCTTCTGTCTTGGCAGCCTGGTAATTTGAGCTAACTGACTATCAGAGATGCGATCCATCTTTTTACCGTAGCCGTATGTTTTACGGCATATGGCGTGGGCAACCTTGCTCTGATTTTTAGTTAAATCTGCGCCGATAAGCTCTTCATACAGGGCATTTGCAAGACGGGTATAACCATCTTCAACTTCTGCCACACGACGCTCCACAGGCCGTTGTGAAGGCCTTAAATGTGTTACGGTTGCAAGATTACTCATGACCTTTCTCCTTCTGCATCAGCTTCACTTTTTCCAACTCAGCCCGGAATCGACCAGGCTGCTTGAAGCTGGACAGGAAGCGATCACGTAGTATGTGTTTGTGAATTTTGTCCTGGTAAGGACTGAGTTGTTTTGTCATAATGACTCCTGTGGATTGATCCAGTAATGACCTCAGAATTCCATCTGGATTTGTTCAGAACGCTCGGTTGCCGCCGGGCGTTTTTTATTGGTGAGAATCGAAGCAACTTGTCGTGCCAATCGAGCCATGTCGTCGTCGACGACACCCCATTCAAGAACAGCAAGCAGCATTGAGAACTTTGGAATCCAGTCCCTCTTCCACCTGCTGATCTGCGACTTATCAACCCCCACAGCTTCCGCTGTCTTCTCAGTTCCAAGCATTGCGATTTTGTTAAGCAACGCACTCTCGATTCTTAGAGCCTCGTTGCGTTTGTTTGCACGAACCATATGTAAGTATTTCCTTAACAAATAAGAAGTTATGCGCACCAACTGATGCGCGTTGTATTCCCGCATTTCGGCGGGAATAAGGACCATGACTGTTAAAGAGCGGTGTTACTATTTGTTTTTCTTGTTGCTTGGGAAAGGACGAACTTCCTCTCCAATCACACTGCCATCAGGCTTTACCGTAACCATAATGTTACGGCCTGCCAGAATGGCCTTGCTGATAGCGCACTGGATTACACCAAAGTCACTGGCTGCTTTAGCCTGTCCATGGATTTTGGCGTAATCGGCAAGTGTCATTCGAATCATATGCACTCTCCGTTATTAACCATGAACAAAGAATACTACAGGTATTCAAAGCAATCAATACTCAGGGTATTTTTAGTTTAAGTACCTTAGCTATTAGAATTAAGCTATGGAAAATAAAAAATCACTGACGACAGAACAGCTCGAAGACGCTAAGCGGCTTAAGGCTTTGTATGAGTCAAAAAAGAAAGAATTGGGAATAACCCAATACTCAATCGCTGATGAACTGGGTATCACCCAAGGAGCGGTAGGGCATTATCTTAATGGCAGAAACGCGCTAAACGTTGAGGTTGCATCTGGTTTTGCGCGATTGTTGCAAGTCTCAATTGCTGATTTTAGCCAGTCAATTGCTGCCAAGGTTGCAGAACAGGCAGAAAGCCTTAAGAGCGATGCCAACGTAAGGTATGCAGGGGAATACAGAGCAGGAAAGAGGTATCCGGTGTTAAGCAGTATCCAGGCTGGCTCGTGGTGTGAAGCATGCGAACCATACACCATTAAAGACATAGATGTTTGGCTTGAGTCTGACGCGCATATTCAAGGTAATGCGTTTTGGCTTAAAGTGGAAGGTGATTCAATGACGGCACCGGTTGGGTTAAGCATTCCAGAGGGAACATTCGTTCTTTTCGATACCGGAAGGGAGGCGATCAACGGCAGCTTGGTCATAGCAAAACTTTCTGACTCTAACGAAGCAACATTCAAGAAGCTGATAATCGACGGCGGAAATAAATACCTCAAGGGACTTAATCCTGCATGGCCTCTCATGCCAATCAATGGAAACTGCAAGATTATAGGCGTTGCAATTGAGACAAAACTAAGGCTGGTTTGATCACGCAAGGGGCGATTATGGTTGGAACCGCTATAGCAAGCTTTTTTGCGATGTTGGCAATCTCGACAATTTACGGCTTAGCGCATGCTTTTATTGCGAAATCTCTATCAGAAAAAATAAGCCAGGCTTGGGCGCATAGATCAGCTCGTTTCATGATTCTTGTGATCATAGCAATACAAGGGATATCTGCATTTATCCTCTATGGATCAAGCTTATACCTATTGTATCAAGGCGCGACATTTACGCCTTACACCAGTGATTACGGAACTCTATACGATGGTAGTGAAGACATCACTGTGGCTTGGATCGTCTTTGGTTTATCTATGGCCGTGTCTGTTGTAGCAGACATCATTAAGGTAATTCTCGTCTTAACCTTCGCTGACTAACCCATAATCCCGGCAGCAATAGCTATCGGGATCCACTTCACATATCCCGCATAAAAATCACTGAACAAGCAGACAGCGAAAAAATAAATATCCTTTGTATTCATTTGCTTATCATTATTTCACCAAAAATAAATACCTTGGGTATTTACACAATAAAATACCTACAGTATTCTTTAGCCATCAGCAGGACGCTGGAAGCCAAACGGAACAGATTGGCAGGCTCTTTAACATTGATGGGATTGTCCCGCCGAAATGCGGGAACCAAAGAGTAGTTGGCTTTGGGGTGACGTGAAGTGCAGCTGCACGACGGCAACCGGAAGATAAGCACCCGGCGCGTCACCGCCAAAGTCAATCATCGGAGGTCAACATGACAGTAGTCATTACATATCTGGCTGACGATAACGCCAGAAATCGCCGCAGAGCACGCAGACAGGCTCAACGTGAACAGGCAATGCAAGAGCAGCGACTGGCGAGAAAAATTGCGCTAAAGCTCTCTGGTTGCGTCAGAGCAGATAAAGCAGCATCACTCGGAAGCCTTCGCTGCAAGAAGGCAGAAGAGGTCGAGAGTAAACGGAATCGTATTTACTACCGCAAGCCACGCAGTGAAATGGGTGTGACTTGTGTTGGTCGCCAGAAAATGAAATTAGGCAGCAAACCACTTATTTGAGGTGAGATATGACAAAATCATGGAGCGTACCTTTTCCTGAATCAGAAACTGAACATGATGGAATGCCTGTTTTCTGGAGATTCCAGGCGACAGTTGAAGAAGATGGGATAAAAATATTCGCACTTCAATATATAGCTTTTCATCAGACAGAGCATTATGCATGGTTGGTTCCTGCGCATTGGATTGTTAATTTTAAACCAGCACCAAATCAGTGGTTACAGGAATGGAAACAAAGGAGAAATAGATATGCAATTAAGAAAGTAGCAAAAAATGCAGAAAGATCTTTTGCATTCCCAACGAAGAAACTTGCTATTGAAAGTTTATTGCGTCGGAAGAAATACCATTTAATGAGAATAAAACAAGATTTGGCTGTTGTATCAACTCTTGTTGATGGGATGAAAAATATTGATACATCAACACCAGATATTGAATATAACTTTGGACACAACCAAGAAACAGAAAATTGGGTATTTTATTAG